ATATTCAAGTCCGTGGTGGGCGGACATTTGTCTCTCCCACGCGGACATTGCAATATAACTGTTCGTCCGAGAAACACAAAAAAGCCCCCGGTTGTTCGCCGGGGGAAAACAAACATTTGTTCGATTTTTAGCTTTCTGTCGGATAATCTGGGATTATGTTATCTGTATTTAGCATCGGATGTAGTGTACCATGAATCCTATACAAAGTTCCATTTGTACTCAGCCCGTCTACAGTAACATACAGTTTGCCGTCGGTATTCGCAATTTCCGCTGTCTGAGTTGCAACACTGTCACCTCTTGTAATTGTATTACTATGGCAATTTAGATAGGACATACTTGTGTGTTCTCTCATCCATTCAGGCAGTGTAGCTAGTGGCTGTAGACCGCTATTATTAGGACCAAATGTTTTCAGACTGCCAATAATATTATAAGTAATAGAACGTGTACCAACTCTAACAAAAGACCCGTTCTCATTAATCTCAAAGTTATTGGTGTTTGTAAAGAACTGCTTCAGATATCTGCCCGGTATTGTCTCGTAATAATCACCGATAGTATCACTTCTACCAGTTATCATATACCACAGAATCCACTGAGCAAATATTGGAGCATATGCATCATTGAAATGCAACTGTTTGTCATAATACCATTTTGTCAGAGTATTAGCATCACTGGTATTTACTAATGGTTGTTTACCCCAACAGTCCACAAACTGTGCACCAATCTTTTCAGCATACGCATACAACGCTCGCATATACGCCACAAGCGGTACGTGGGGTGTTTCAGAAGAAACATACATACTCCTTTTCGGTGGAGACACAATTATAACATGAGCGCCATTAATAATCTGAGGTGTAATTGGAATTGCTGTCAGAGTTGTTCTAAACGTTTCAATCGGTGTAGCATGACCGTAGTTATTAGTACCCAACATAATAATGATAATATCATAATACCTACTTGCAGCATTTTCCTCAGTGATAACAGTTTTAGCCCAGTCAATCTGCTTTCCTGCTACACTCCTATTGTTAATCGTTACACCCTCAACATTTGACAACATAGATTTAAGAGACTGCGGCCAGTGAACGTTGATTTTTCCCGGATTGTAGTTTTCATCACTGTTGCTATCACCTACAATGAGAATCTTTTTATTCCGCATTGAACTCAGATATTCATACTTTCTATCAATACCGTTGGCAGTTGTTAAAGCATTATTAGCAATGCTTTTGATTTCTTCAACCTTACTGTCCAGCATGCTGGAAATAATATCGTCAAAAGCGCCACTTTCCGACATGTTATTAACAACTTCTTCCACCTTTTTCTCAATAGTGGCATTTAACTGTTTCACCTCTTCATATACTTTTTTAGTGAAATCAGTATTCTCTTTCAACGTCTCAATAATCCATGTCAGATTCATTTCATGAAAATTTGTAAAAGGAAATTTAAACATTTTCTTACCCCCTCTAATATACTATTAGGAAAAACTCTTCTTTAAACATTTCAGTGATTTTACTTAACGCACTCATAGATTTTTCAAGCTTGAAATCCAGCACCTCAAGTTCCGACATTCCCGTGGACTTTGTTTCTTTTTCTGTTTCTGTCGTTTCATTTTTAGAATTTTTTGCGTTGTTGTTTGTCTCATCATAGCTAGCTTTTCCCCCATAAGTAATTGTTGTGCTTCCTTTATCCACAAGTGACGTGGAATTGAATCCTGCAACTTTTTCAGCTGTAGAATCAGAACCGCTTGTTCCGCTATTACTTTTCTGGGTTAAATTTTCTTTATCTTCCGTTGTAGATTTTCCTTTCTTGTCTCTTGTAATTGTTTCTGTTTTCGCACCCTCTGTTGTAGAAATGGTAAGTTCTATATCATAGATAATTGAGAATAGCCGTTCATTTATAGAAGCCCATGAGTTTAGAGCTAAAGCCATTTCAGTTGGCGAGGGTATTAAAACTTCCAACTCAGTGCATTTTAAAAGGACATAATTTTGAATATTGTCATTTCCAATGTCATTCACCATATCGACTGGTAAATGACTTATGAAATTATCTTTCAGCAGATTTTCATTCCATGCTAGTAGCCCCCGTAAATAAAGTTCTCCCGACACTATTTTCACCTCCCTCATTGTGACGTAATTTAACGTCAAGATTGAGATTAAACATTGCATTTGTTTGATTAATTCCCTCTTTTAATGTTTCAAGCCATAACTCTGCTTTTGTTAAACACTCAATATTATTGCTGTTCACTTCATCTACAATCATACGTTCTTTCTTGTCGCTTCGCACGTTTGGTATGCCAACTTCATTACAGAACATTTCTTCCCAACGTCTTAACGTATCCTGCAATTCAGGTGCAATAAAATTCTTTTTTAAATCGTTGTTGAAAAAATCTAGTGGAATATTATCGTTTCCCATTTTCAGTTTTTCATCATAGAAAACGCCAAGTTCTCCTCTCATCACTTTATCAAGAATTTTCTTCATTGATTCAGCTTGACTTTTTCCTCTTACTGCAAAGAGAAATGAAAGTTTACTGTTCATGATGTTCATTTCACACGCTTCCGCGGTCATAGCCATATTATCGGCATAGTAATTTACGATATCAGAGATACCGCTGTAATCTGGTTGTAATTTGATGATAGAACACTGAGTACCAATCTTAGGCTCTAAAATTCCCGTTAATAGAGGATTTGTAATTATAGCATGCGTGGGATTGTAATATATATTATACCCTCTTAATCCACAATGCTGACATATAACACCGAATTTATCGGTATTTACAACCGCTAGATAACCCCTTAAAAACAGTGAATATAAAAAATAATTTTTATCCCACGTTTCATACAATTTAAACTTAAATTCTGACATAACTTTTTCAAGTAGGTATTTTTTGAAAAACATAAACAGCTGAGTGTTTTTTGTGTGGATAGTTGACGGGCTGTAAGAGGAATTAAACAAGTTTATCATTTCATAACTGTATGGCATCATATCACCCCTTTATAAATATTGAACTCCAGTACTGCGCGAAAGTGTATCTATCCGGCTGATTCAGACTTGCCGGTCTCAAATAATTATACATAAACGCATTAGTAAGCGTTTTCAGGTCATAGTTCCCAGTAGCCCACTCACGCCATGTCATATTGTAACTTGAAGTCGGATACCATTCCGGCTCAATACCCCTGTCGGCGTCTCCAACACTCTCCTGATATTCAGCGAACAAAACGGCACACTGTTTTCCACCGTCCCACCAGTCATCATGTTTTCCGTATAGAATATCAAGAACCGACAGTAATTTCGTTCCCGGTGTCCATTGTACAAGTCCTCTGCCCGGCCCGTCTGACGTTGTGCCACCGCCCACTTCAATAAGACCCGGATTCATGGTGCTTTCCTTTTCCATGTTCCCCAACAACGCCATTCGAGCGGTTGGAGACCAACCTCTCTCCTTAAAATAATTGTTAATATTGGCGGCATTTTGTCGCATTTTGTCTCTTGTAAAATACCCGTTCACGGTATCGGTGACAAGTACATTCCATTTACCGGACGGTAATGGAATTTCCCCACCGCCTCCACCCGAACCACCTTTTTTAAACCCTATCAATAATGCTGAATTATTATAAGAATATCTTAATGAACTCATGCGTAATAAAATCCCCCCTCCAAGTAATTTTTAATCATGGTTATTTCATCTGCGTAGGCTCCAATGATATTAACGTTGCCATTTTCAACGATATAAAAACCGTTCCCCATTGATGACGGCACGCCGTTTTTCATGTATGGTCTGCCGTTATCAGCATTATCCTCTTCAGTAATCTCATAACAATCAGTTATGAGCTGAGTATTTACGAGCATTGATGCAACTGTATCCGCTGATGAAAGTGCTGTAGCTTCGGCATTAGTGAGTTGTAAACCCAAATTCAACAGTGACGAAGCGGAACCAATCCAGTTGCCAGAAACAATACTACCAACTGCCCCGACTGCTGACCCAATAGCGCCCGGCAAGTCATTTTTAATATCACCAATGGAAATGGAAAAACCAACTTTTCCGGGTACATTAGCCAGCATGTATTTTTCATTGCCTTTCACTATGTATACATACGCAACCGCACCGCCTGTTCGGCAATCTATATCGCATTGTATCGTCAGCGTGTTCTCAATGATTTTTGAATAATTCAGCTCAATGCTTCCAAAACCCTGTATGAACAGCCGTCCACGTCTATATGGATAACTGTTAAGGTATGAACCTCTCGTTTCTGCCTGAGGATGACTGGGAACGTTGACAGTTGTTGATACACGGTCAATAGCGTTTGATGACAGTCTGACTGCCGTGGCGTTCACTTCCCACCAACCCAAGCCAATTTTCGATTCTATGACCACTTCATCTTCTACAATATCGTATGGAAACCATAATACAGATGTTATATATTGTGCAGGGTTGAAAACCATTTTTGCAATATCTTCACCTAAATCCGCTAAATCGTTACTCTGCATCCAAGTCATAGATGAAAATACGCTTTCAGAAAATTTTACAAACCCTGCATAATTAAATTTATAGTATTCACACATCCCATTTTTACCTATAATTCCCACCACAAAAGTTCCTGATTTAACACTATTTACTTGTGGAAAAAGAGGGTGACTTGCGACAGTTGCGTTTCGTGTAGGGTTACTGAATGTCGGGTATAAAGCATCTGATATTCTGCCATTAAAAGCAGTGCTTGTTCTTATGATGTAATAACTCTTTTTTCCTATCTCACTTTTAAAACTTGCCATTACATCCACTTCCATGTAGCACACCCACAGTCCTGTACTATATTCCCAATCATTCACAAAATAATATCGTTCAAATTCTGGAATATAACAGTAATTGATACTTTTCGGACTCCAGTCTTTCGCAAACTGAAACGTGATTGTCGGTTTTAAAATAGATGAAGGGACTCTTAAAGTCCCCTCATAATCTTTTCCACCACTCTCGGGAATCCATGTAGAATTTTTAGCTTTACCGACATTGTAACATGTCACTATCATACATATACCCCCTAATTAGTTGAGTAAGAAAACAACTCCGTTTTCTGTAAAGTCGTTATAGTATCTGTCGTTGAAATGCCAGAAAATGTTACTGTATCCGCCCCTCGCATTAAACGGTGACGGTGCAGACCATTCACCATAAGTTGTAATGCCTACCGCTTCCTCGTCGAATAACACGCCGAAAATGTTGGAAGTAGCTGTACCCTCAGTGTCAGAAACAACGTCTCCTGTTGCATCCATGTATGACGCTTTTACGTTAATACCGTCTGGGCTGTCGATATTCTGCCAGAAACCTACTTTCTCATGGTCTGCCATTTTCAAGTAGCTATCGTTAAAGATAGATGTCATAACACTAGCATCAATGTTATTAAGCTCCTCAGAATATAGATAAAGTTTCTGTTTATTATATGGCGTGTGTCTTGAAATTTCTTTTCCTGTAACATTAATATGAAACTTTTGAGTTCTTTCGGTCATCCAATCAGACACTGTTTTAATATACCCTGTAGCCCACTTCATGAACGGAACAAAATTTTCTGGCTGTTTTACCGTGTCGGCTGTAAGAGTGGTTCCAGCTACCTCGTTATATTTTGTTACAAGATGAATAACATTTGCAGCGTCTCCTATAACTTTACCACCAATAAAGTTGGCGAGTGTCATTCTTGCCGTTGCTTCATGCGCCTGCTCAATTAAATCAGATGCGTTTGTCATAATCATAGTGACGAATCTCTGAAATTCCTGTTCATTCTGTAAAGCAACGTTTAACTGGTCTCTGAATAGTGTAACCTGTCTCTGATATACATTCTGTCCATAAAAGTTTGTCTGGAGTACTTTCGGAATGGCAACTACTTGATCGTCCACACTCTTCCCGTCTGTTAAGTCGTATCGGTCGTCCTTATCCCAATCAGAATCCGCAATATTGAGTTTCCTTACATGGTTTCCAAACCTAATGTTGTCCTGATATAAACCCTTAAACTTTCTTGAATAAGGTCTGATGGAAAAAATAGTTCTACTAAGAACCTGAGAAATTGCGTTTAACAACGGGTCGATTCCCAACCCTAGTGCTGTAGTTGCAACTGATGTGAAATCACTTGTTGCAATCGCACTAACTGTTTTTTTTCCTGTTGCCTGATTCACAATTTCATTCAGAATGGCGGCTGAATTAAAGTTCGCTACGTCAGGCTCGCCCGGTGTTAATTTAATAGCTGTCCCCATAAAATCACTCCTTTACTGGTGGATTAATAATTGATGCTAACATATCTTCTGTTGTCGGTGGTTCTGGAATCTGGGAGTTACTCAGGTTTCCAACCTGAATCAGCTTAGTAATCTCATCTAATCGGTTATCCAGAACACCGATACGCTGATTAAAAACATCCTGTGCCGGAACCGGCGCTGATACTGGTGCTGGTGCTGATGCCGGTGTTGGTGTCTGAATCGGAGCCGGAGCCGGAGCCGGAGCCGGAGTTGATACCGTACCCGCAATCTTGAAAATGTCCTGTTTACTGAAGCCTGCTCCTGCGAGGGCTATGATATCTTCGATTTTCATGTAATATCACTCCTTTTTTTTTTTTTTGTTAAATATTTTTTATTACAAAAACCTGCGTAAATCTTTCCGCTGTCTGAGTATTCACATAGATACCATTCCATAGTGATATCTGTAAACCCGTAACAGAAGATGGTACGTCCCTTTGGCATTTCCACGATTATATCTGCGTTTGTATCTGGCTTATCACGCAACAGCAGAGGGGAACTCTTTGTATTTATTTTATATTCTCCATATACGTTACAGTCTGGGATAATGTCAACCATTCCATACTGTTCTTCAATATTCGGGTCTAGTAGTATTTTAGCACCTAATGGCATTATATCACTCCTTTACGTCCAGTTTGTCTGCAAGTTTCTGAATTGCCATTGTATTATTGTTTAAAACTTCTGTGAGGTTGTGTATCTCTTCTTTATGGTCTTCAGTCTCCCTATACCATAAATAAAAGGTTACTGCAAGACAAGCTACAGGTACCCCTAAAGAGCTGAATAACTGGGTTATTGCCTGAATCCATTCCATATTGTCACCCCCTCTTTTGAATTAAGGGGAAGTGCTGAGAGCCAACCAAGCTCATGTACACGGGTTCCGTCCGCTGGTTTCGTACCACTCCCCCTACAATGATATAGTATCACATCTTGAAATAATTGTCAAGTAAATATTTTGATTCGATGTCAGAAAAACTCACTAGCCCGTCAAGGTACATCCCCCAGACCCATATAAACTTATGCCGGAAAGCTGTCAGGTCTCTTGTTGACGTAGAATACTTAATCTGGGGTGAGCCTTGTAGGTGCTGTGTAATATACAGTTTTTCCTTGCTTTTGTGTGTGTATATGGTTATTTCTCCAACTGTCACAATGGGGACGTACTCATTTATGGGTTCGGATTTAATATCCGAATAGTCCTCAGCGTAGAAATCATTTTGAATTGACATTTTGTAAAAATCACTATCTTTCCCAACCATTCGGTATACTGCTGTTTCAGATTTTGCCTGTGAGATTGGAGAGTTGGCTAGGTTGATGAGAATAATACCCCTATCAGGCAAAAAACTAAATTCCTGCCCTGCTTTGTGCATATCGGTGACTTTGCGTATTAAACCTAATTTTGCAAAAATATCACAGTTTGCATTTTCACTGTTGGACGCGCATATGAGCTGTAAAGGCTTATCCCCCATAAGCTCTCGATTTCGGTTGATAGTTTCGTAACCATTTAAGAGAGCTATCGTAGCGTTTTTTAACTGCGGTTCTGTTTTTTCTGGGATAAATTCATCATAAAACATCAATTCAACGTCCGATGCCCCGAAACCTCGTAAATTAGATATCGTGCCAAGTGCTGCCGAGTAGCCTAGTGGTTCTCCTGTGTTTGTGTATTTTTTCGTTTTTTCGTCAAAACTTGTGTCGTAAAAACCAGAATACATTTTATTAATTGGTGATGGCGTAATACGTCTGTTACAGTCTGTGTTGTATTGTTTAAATGGATTGAATTGCGGTGTACGTATCATATCTATTTGAGTTTGACGGGTTCGAAGGTAGATGAATTTTTTATTATTTTCTACAGCGTGTTTCAAAATACCATACGTTTTTCCCGTTCCTCTACCGCCCCATATAAATATGAAAGGGCATCCTGTTTCCAAGATACCCTTTATATTCACATAACCATTACTGTCATACAGTTCAGGCTTTTTCATTTCACATATCCCGCAACAAGAAAGTTTCTTCCACGCTGAGATTTCTTGAAAGATACAGATACTTTTCGGAAGTCCTCGCCACATTTTTCCGCCATTGTGATAATACGCTCAAAAGCCTGAATGAATGAGGTTGAGGTTGTCACGTAAACGTTGTGTGTTTCCGCTTCCTCGATTGACAGAGTTTTCACTACTTCACCCTTTGCGTTTTCATCTTCCACAATAGCGTAGTGGTTGAACTCTACAGTTGTTCCGGCGGTGTCGGAAAGACGAATTCTGTTTTCATCTTCGAACATTGCAAACATTAACTCCATTGTGTACTCGTTTTCCTGAATATTCGTTTTAATAATTTTCATGATGTTTTTTCTCCTTTTTTTTTTTTCTTTTTTATGCTGTTTTACCCACAGCTGGGAGTTGTTTCGGATTGCGACATGTTTGGTTCTTACTCTACTTTTCCGTAGTGTACAAATTCACTTTCTGTCATGGATGCTTTTATAACCTCTGTATCCATAGACACTTTTACAGCTTTTACTCCTGTCTCAGCTTCATAAGATTTTTTAATCTTTGTAGCTGTTACATTAGCACCGTAGTAGGTTTTTTCTACAGACTGTCCATTTTCGTCTGTAATCTTTGCTGTTACTTTTTCAATGCTTCTTGTAATCATGTTTTTTCAACTCCTTTTTTATTTTGTTTGTTTTTTTTTTTTTGTTACAAGTATATAATAGCATATGTGAGTGTATATGTCAAGCCTTTTCTTTAGTATTTTTTAAAAAATCGTGCCATAAATCAACACTATTGAGAACGTTTAAATATTCTAGTGTAAGCCCAACAGTATATTCAGAGGGGCGTAAAACCACATTTCTGGTGATGTATACGCTTTTATCCGGGTTGTCGGGGTCTGGGCTATAATACCCGTAATCTGAATCGTTATAAACTGATTCCATGCCCCCTGCTTCCCTAAATGTGGTTCCAATCTTCAAAGCTTCCAAACCACCCATTTTCCGCAATTCTTCTGCACCTTTTTTCTTTCCTACACCCGATATCGTGATTTCAAGCTTGCCGTTTTTTTCTTGAGCGTATTTTTTCGCGCCTAGTGTAATGAATCTATCCGATGTTCCCTCATATTCATACACCCCTAAATAATGTTCCACGCCTTTCGGGTCTGTTGCATGACCGCCATTTTCTATGGAATCCGCTTTCAATCGAATATTCAATTCATCAAATTTTTCTTTGATTTCTGGATAACGTCCCGTCATCAATATTTTGCATGAATCTGTGTCACAATAAACAAAATCTTCACCCGCGATATTTACGGCAAGCTTGAGTCTCTGTCTGGCATGAGCAGTTACCCAACAACCCCACGCATACAGCATAAACGCTCTTTTGTTGTACTTCAACAGCTTTTCCTCTGTATCTCCGTCCTCAACTGAGAATGGTTTTTCACTGTTCCTATAAATGATGTCGGGCTTGACAGGGTTCTGTGCGGACATGCCGTATAGTGAGTTTATCAGTTCTTTTGACAAGGCGTATTCAATTTCCTTTCCCTTTACATTTTTTAAAGAGGTTTTGTCTGAAAATAAACGTCTCACTAGTTCCCTCAGAGGTTCGGGAAGATGCCCATACCCTGCCGTATAAAAATCTGTAAGTTCCACCGTATCCCAGATGTATTCCTCTTTTACAATCTTAAAATCAATGTCGTTTAATGTACACGAATATTCGTCCGCTGAGAGTAAACGACCGTTGTCCCAAACTGATTCTGTACTTATGCAGTATCCTTTATCTTTTGTCAGATATGGCGCTCCGTAATATACATCTTTTTGTCTGATGTTTCGAAAATGGAATCTTCCTACGTAAGCTTTGTGAAATTTTGTCCACCTATCAATGTCCTCTATACCGCAATTTCCCTGTCGCACAAATTTTGTCATCGGGAATTCACAATTGAGCATCACATCTGGATATGAACTTGCCCTATCAAAGGAAGCAACATTATTGAGTATTTTCCCTACATGATATCTGTTTGCGTGAGTATCGCCACCCCGGAACTCCTCTCTGAGTAATGTATATAAACTTGTGTCACACATCATGCTGTGCAGTTTTTTATAATTATACTGCTTCATAGCCTGCCTTGCTTCTCGCCTGACGTAACCTGTGGATGTTAATGGTAGGGTGTATAGAGTATCGTTATTATCAACCAATCGTTTATGCATTGCCTGTAATAATCCAATTACATCGTTGCACCCGTACTCAATTTCTCTGCGCGTTAATTTCGTCCACGGGTATCGACGCTTATCATAATCAAAATCTTTCAGCTTCTGATTCTGCACCCCACTATCGCTCAAAAACTTATCAAGACTTTTGTGTGTTTGCATGTACGAGCACCGAAACTCTAAATTCCCTTGCATATGATTTCCTGCCCTGATTCTGAGTATTTTTCTAGGCTTGAGGGAAAATACTTCCTCTGGTTTTATTTCTATATGCGAGCGCAGAAACTGAAATTCATATGACAAGTTGTGTACAAAAATCATTGTGATAAGATGTTCATCCTCAATGCGTGTAAACAATTCTTCAAGTTCATTCCAATTTCTTCCGTACACGCATATTATTTCATTGTCGTCAAGTAATACCGAAAATTGCCATAAATACATGATATTCTGTTCAATTTCTGAAAGACGTGTAGTTTCAATGTCAAAAGCGCATATACAATTCCGGTATGACTGTTTTGCAAAGCGTTGCTTTCCTCTCATATTAGGGGTTCTATATATCCTCTGTATTCTATGTATCAATTCCTCTCTTTGCTTTTTGCCACTCCCTATACTGATTGAGTAATTCATCACCAGATTTTTCACCTCTATCAATAAACAACTCTAACGCTTTTGTGCTATCATATACTCGCCCCAGTGAATAATCGCGAACTGATTCCATGAACTCGCCAAACTCATTGAGTTCTTTATAGGTCTTGAATTTCACACCCTTTTTCTCAAGTTTTTCCATTTTACGCTTAGCTATTCTTCTTTGTCCCGACACGCTATATAAATCAGATTTTTCAGCTTGTTCTAGTGCCGCCATTGCACCGCGTCTCTGACGGGCGGTTTTTATCTGACTTTCGGGTGGTAGTTGCTGTAACATGTATTGTATATCATTCTTTGCACCCATACCAAAATTTTTGTTCTGTGCTAAAACTTTAAGCTTTCTTATAACTTTAGTACGACGTTTTGCATAATCTGTCGTCATAGCACTGCCCCTCTCCTTTTACTCTCGTTCTATGTTTCACGTGAAACATTATTGCGGAACGATTCAATATTTGTGCTTTGCTCAAGTTATTTTGTTTTGCCAACTTCTTTACTTCTTTAAAAGTTTTATCTGTAAGGTACACGCTTGTGTCATATTTTGGCACAACTCTCGCTTGCTCGAATTGAAATCCTGAACCACCGAACTCAAGAGCTGAATACACAGCATGCTCGATGTATTCACTTACTGTTGTTCCGTATTCTTCTGCCCAGTTGTATATTCTCATATCTAAACGTAGTGATAATTTTCTCAATGTTTTTTCACCTCCTTTCTTTGCTCTCGTTTTCTTCTGAGTTTTTCTTTTCTCCTATTCTCTCTTCCCATTTCATCTATCGTGCCAAGAATGTACCCTGACACAAACATCATGATTAAAGCTATAGACACGTAAATTATATCGCTTGTGGTTGTTGCTATCATTTTTTGACCCCCCCGAAAATATAATATCCAGCAATATCTACAATTGATTCAACGTCACTATATTTTATATATACCCCGTGTGTATGTGGCTCGTTATCACATGAGAAATACATCAATTCCTGTTCCAACAGCACTAAATCGTGAACACTTGTTCTAGCACCATTTATAAAAACAGTATCCCCAAAATTCCCTTTTGCAACCATTTTAAGTATTGCTTTTAAGTCGTGGTTATAATCGACATCTAAGCTGTGAATCCCTGAGTATTCAATACTAATACTACTATTGCAAAACAGAATCTTAGTTTCATCCAAAATAATGTCAATCCCACTAAATCTAATGTAATCATTGATTATAACCAAAGCATCGTCATCCATAGACGCATTTACAAGTTCTTCTAACTCTCTTACAGGCTCAATAGGCACTGGACATGCATACTCAATTCTTGATATGTCGTTAAATAATGGAGCTTTGTAGTGTATAGAACCGTCTGAAAACCTATGAAAACTATACTTACCATTTTTGTTCATGTACTCGTCAAGCTCCTGAGTGTGTTTTTTAATTAATTCAATAGTATTTTTCATTTTTTTTTTTTTTATACCTCTTTTTTTTCTCCCCGTTGTGCCGATAGGACAACAATTTATTCACGTGAAACATTAGCTAATTTCTTTGATATTGTAATAAGCAATCAACTGAAAATAATGCGTGGGCTTGTGTGTAATTTCCAAATACTCCTCTGTAAAAATGAAATCATATTCATCTAAAATAAATATAAAACCATTGATTCTACAAGCGTTAAATCCACCCCTTTCTCTGTGACGTTTACTTACCCTACTAATTGCTTTTATTACTTTTTTCTCTTGTCATTATTTCAACCTCCTTTTAATAAATTTTCGTTATTTCGTTGTAACATATACTTGTTCCGAAAGGTGCTTTTCTATATTTTATTGCGATAAACTCCTCTCCAAAATGAAATTTAAAATCTTGTAAGTTGAACGTAAATCCATTGATGCATACTGCCACATCCTCACGAAATTTACTATCATGTTTCACTACCTTTCTAATTTCCTGTATTGTCTGTTCTCTTGTCATTGTTTATCCTCCTTTATTTGATATACTTATTATACCGCATTTATACCGCATTGTCAATAGTTTTTATAAATTATACCGCATTTATTTTGTTCGCCAGTAGCGTACAGTGTCCACCCCTGACATACACATGTGTCCGCGGGGGAAAGACATTTGTCCGTCCACCACGGACTTGAATATTC